TTAAAGCTTTGTATGTATAAGCTCTTCTGATCCCTGGTCCGTGCTCCAAGAGCGCTTGGTCATGGGGTAATGCTTTATGAATCCCGAATTGATTGGGTTCCCATAAAGGAAATCTACACAGTCTTCCTAGTAAGGTTCTAACTTTTCCTGCGTTCTGGGCTCTTGCCATAACCGCATCCATAAGTTGTTTAACAAATGGAACACGTGAATGATATTGTTTGAATAAAGATTCAGCTTGAAGTTTATTTACACCAAGCTCTGCTTGTAATTTATTTTTACCCATACCATAGAAAAGACCCAAATTGATTGTCTTGGCTTGAGTTCTAGGTATGTCAGCCATATCTGCTACAATTTTATGAAAGTCTGCATCCCCTTTATTATATTCTTGAACAACTTCTTCAACCCCATATAAATTTTGTAGGGCTGCATAGTGAACTACAAGTCTTGGTTCTTGTTGAGAGTAATCAAAACATCCCCATGTGTGTCCTTCTTCGGGAATAAATAATGATCTGATCCGTGGTCCGAGGTCTTTATTACGTGCTGGAATTTGCTGTAGGTTTGGATTATTCATACTGAATCTTCCTGTTACGGTTCCACCACCTTCGGCTCTTAATTGATTAATCTCTGCGTGAATTCTTCCTTTGTGTGAGTATTTTAATATTGTATCTATAAATGTTGTGTGAGCTTTATTAATTTCTCTGGCTTTAGCAATTTTCTGAACTACTGGATTAGAATGATTTACTAAAAAATTTTTAGTAAAGCTAGGAGCTTGAGTTTTTAAAGTTCTTTCATAAGGAAGTTTAAGTTTATCAAATACCTTGGCAATAGATCTGGCAGCCCAGATCTGCACATCTACCCCCGTAGTTGTTAACACTTCATGAAGTAGTTTTTTCTCTTGTTCTACTAATGTTTTCTTTTCGATCACAGCTTGTTCTTGATTTACACGTACACCGAGAAATCTCATATCAACTAGAACTGGAAATAATTCTATTTCCATATCGAATATAGCTTGAATATCCTGATGTAAAATTTGCTTTTTCATTTCCTGCCACAACTCCAGTGTGAGTTGGGCGTCACGCTCTGCGTAAGCTCCAACGTACATGGCTGGAAGTTTGTACATCTCTGCTTTAGCATCTACTCCCCATGACTTTGCTGCCTCGTATAATGCGCCTTCGTCTTTTCCTTTACCTACATAATCTTTAGATAAACTATTTAAATCATAACGTAATCTATTCTCATCAACTAAACTGGATGCAATCATTGTATCAATAATTTTTCCTTGAACTGTAATACCAATAGACCGTAGCCAACAAATATCATACATAGCATTATGAAATAATTTAATGGATTCAGTGTTCATTTGATCTTGAAACCATTTAAGAACCATCTTACGATCCATGTTACCACCACCTTCGTGAGCAATTGGATAATACGCACACCAATCACAAGTAGCTAGAGATATACCTACAACATCTCCTCGTCCTATGACTGATCCTGATCCCATTCTCTCGTTTAGGTTAGGGTCTTTTGTTTCTAAGTCTATTGCAATTTCATCGTATTTAGATAAGTCGGGAAAATCTGTAGGCGGGATCCATTCAGTTTGTGGTTTAAATAAAGGTACTTGCATTATTTCTCCTCCTTAAAACTAAAACCATGGGGAAGAGGAAGTGAAGTATCATCACTATAGTCTCTTTCAATTGCCATCTCACAGTAATGTATTGCTTTTAATAAATCTTCTTTTTGATTTTTTTGTTTGTGTCTACATAAATATTTTATGGCGTTGCCTTCGGCGAACGGGATATTATTTTTATTTATAAACTCACTCGGCTGAATGACCATGCTACTATAATGATTTCCACCTATCTGCTTTTTGTATGTATCTTTCTTCATATTCTGTACGATTTATAGATATCCTTTGGACGAACAATATGCAAGTGGTTTTTTGTTCTCGTTGCACCTACATAAAATAATCTGTTCTCATCATCTGGATATCTTTCATAATTTTTTTGTGTGTTTTTGCTGAGATCAGTTAAAAGAACTACATTATCTGCTTCTCCACCTTTAACTCCATGAATAGTAGATAAAGTAATTCTTGGGTCTTTATTTAATTCTTCTCCATTTTTTCTCATCTTTCTAATATAATGAACTTCTTTTTCTGGAGCTGCGGTAAAAGATTCAAACCAAACTCCATCTATATTTAATCCATAATGGAGTTTAAGTTCTCCCATACTATAAAAATTATCAGAAATAAATTCTTTAATTCTTTTCTTATCAAATTGTTCCGGTTTCATATAAGAAGCAATTCGTTTAACTTGTTCGCCATTAATTTCTTTCCCTTTTCTTAATGATTCCCAATCCATAACGGCTTCATACAAGTCTTTCTCATAATTTTTTTTAAATTTATTCCTGTAATATAATCCATTAGAGTACAAAACATTTTCTAGATCATTTAACATGTATCGAGTTCTAGCTAAGACGAGCCATTTACCCGAAGACATATCAATGTTTTGAAACTCATTGTGATAAGATAATAAACCTGTTTCAGTTCTAGGTTTCCATTCTTTATGTAAACGATTAGATATTTTACTCACCATTTTCATAGCTACATCATGTACTGCTCTTGGTATACGATATGATTGTGTGAGATTAAGTAGTTTTCCTTTTTGTGTTATAAAGCTATCAACATCTGCACCAGCCCATCTAAATATAGCTTGATCATCATCACCTGCTATATAACTATCTTGTGTCTTATCCCATATTGATTTAGCCATATCCCATTGCATACGAGATAGATCTTGTGCTTCATCTATAAATACAACATCAAACTTAGGGGATGCATCAGACTTAACAAAATCTGTGATCATGTCGTTAAAGTCAATTAAGTTGTACTGCTTTTTATATGATTCTAATTCTCCTGCTAATATTTTTAATTCTCGTACGGATAGATCCTGACTATGTTCTTGTAGATTGTATTGTTGTTCCGGTGTTATGCTTCGTAGTTTAGCTAGTTGTATAATACGTAAATATTCACTATTAGTTGTAAATAAACCTGTCTGCTCTTGATCATATTCATTATAATCAATACGCATATTAATCTTTTTACCTAGATCTTCATAATGCCTACGTTGCATTACTTGTTCTTTCTTAATACCTAGTCTTCTAAATGCTAATGAATGTAATGTTCTAAAGTATGGGAGATCATCTTCACTAAAATTAAATTTTTCCATCGCTCTATCTCGTGCTTCATATGCAGCTTTCTGTGTGAATGAAAAGAAACCAATTTTGTTTGGGTCAGTACTCTTTAAATGTTTATCTACTTCATTTAATAACGTTGTAGTTTTCCCTGTACCTGGTGGTCCCAATACAATAGTTTTCAAAACGCATCCTTTGGTTTAAACTGTTTTGGTCTGTATACATCAGCCATTGGTTTAAATTCCCCTATAACCATTACACTTTTCTTTTTATTTCCTATATCTACTCTATCAATAGTACATCCACATTTGTCTCTAAGTAATAATTGTGTTTCATCATATTTCTCTGTCCATCTTCGTTTTAATAAATACTTATTAAAAAATTCTCTAAATATAAAATGATGTTTACCTTCATGTGTCCATACTAAACCATTTACCATATCTTCTTTAGTTGCACCTGATGCTGTTCTATCTGTACAATATTCTTCTAGATGATCTAGTAGTTGTTCTACTTTAGATGATCCTTTAGGTGGTTCTATTATTTCTATCCCTGCAAATAACATCTTAACCATGTCTGTAAATTCTTTCTTTTTTAATGTTGGAGGAACTTTATTCACTTGTTCCATCACTGCTCTTTGGAATAATCTTTGTTCTTGTAAATAAGAAGTATCTTTTAATCTAACTCTTTCTCCATCTACGTTCACATAATAATATGGTTCATCTAGATTAATTTTTTGAAGATCATTTAGGTCGGGAAATAATGACTGTCCTCTAATTCCATACTTTCTAGTTAAACATAATTTTTTATCGCAATGATTGCACATTGGTTCTTCATTACATTTGAAACCTAGTTCTTTTTTCTCATGATATTTAATTTTATCTTGGACAACTCTATCTTCTAGTGGTGGATTAAAATATTTATAATTGAATGCGTTGATATATTTTTGCCAATCTTCTGGCCATTTTCTTTTTGCGTATTGTATGTATTGATAAATAATTCTGTCTCTTCCATCATCTAATTTATTTTGGGTCAAAGATTCGATACATGGAGGGCCATCTTTAAATTCAGAGTCTGGTCTTTTTAATTCTAGTTTTTCTAATTCGTCTGGAGTGAGTCTTTTTACTAATAAAAAAAACTGCGATATTGTAATGGCTTCACCCTTAAAGTTAAAGGCATATCTTGTTGTATTTTTACAATTAAAGTATGGTAAGTTTAGGAAATTTCCTGTATCATCTTCTGATTTTAATTCAACCTGTTTTGGAAAAACTTCTGCATTACCAAATCCCAAAAAGGCACTTATCGAACATAATTTATCTCTCATTAAAGACGCATCCACGGGAACGGTAGTAAATAAAAAGATATGTGCTCCTCCACTTTTGGAACGACACATTGTTAATGGAAGTTGATAATTATTTATAAGACCAACAAGTTTTTTGTGATTTAAGTTATACTTATCAACATCTATACAACCCCATCTACATTTATTGTTTTCGTCAATAGGTATAATTCCTAGACTTGGTTCTATTCCATTTAAATGATTTGTCCAATGTAGTTCAGTAACAGGTTCGCGTTTAACAAATGATTTGCCTTTTATTTTAGTGCCATCTGCGTTTTTCTTTTCAACGTAGGTACATCCATGTGCTCTCTGTAATCCTGTAAATAAATCTATAAAATTTTTCATAACTAATATTCTCCTTTAGCAGGGGCGGCTTAAGTCTCCCGCTACCGCCCCTAACTAATTACCTCGTGGGTAATACCTTAATAAGGTGCGTCTTCTTTGGATTTGGATTCAGCAGATCCATGTTTCGCTTGAACAGCGCCTTTTGCGACATTGCTCGAAAACGATTTTGCAATCTGATAAAATGATTTATTAGTCACTGGACCAACTTTCGATACATCCCAACCAAACCAAGTTCCTTTGTCATTAGACATCTGAACTGTTTTTAGTTTATAAATGTGGCTATATGTTGGCGGAGTAAACAAACCGTTTTTACCCTGCATTTTAATCCCCATCATCATTGAGTTCCACTTACGACTAATTTTTAATTGAGTCGCTTTCATAGAAATCAAAGCTGAAGATGGATTTTTACCGAGTACAACTA